GGTCCGAGATCCTTGTTCCTTGCAGGTATCTGCTGTAAGTTTGGATTATTCATACTGAACCTACCGGTAACTGTACCGCCACTGTCACCACGTAACTGGTTTATCTCTGCATGTATTCTACCATTCGATGAATATTTTAATATTGTATCTATGAACGTAGTGTGTGCTTTATTTATTTCTCTCGCCTTAGCTATAGATTGCACGATGTTGTTTGGATGATTAGCTAAAAAGTTTTTTGTAAAACTAGGAGCACCTGTTTTAATAGTTCTCTCATAAGGTAAACCAAGTTTATCAAATACTTTTGCAATGGATCTTGCAGCCCAGATCTGAACTTCTTCTTTTGTTTCTGCATACACATTACCTAATAATCTTTTTTCTTCTTCAACCATTCTTTCTTTTTCCATAGCAGCTCTGCCTTTATCTACACGCACACCAAGGAATCTCATATCAACCAACACAGGAAACAAAGCTGTTTCCATTTCAAAAATATCTTCTATGTCTTGATGTAAGATTTCTTTTTTCATTTCTTGCCACAACTCCAATGTGAGTTGTGCGTCACGCTCCGCGTAAGCACCAACGTACATAGCTGGTAGTTTATACATTTCAGCTTTTGGATCTACACCCCAAGACTTTGCAGCTTCGTATAACGCGTTCTCATCTTTACCTTTACCAATATAATCTCTAGACAAACCATTTAAATCATATCTAAATCTATTTTCATTTACTAAAGATGCAGCTATCATTGTGTCTACTATTTGACCTTGTACTTGAATACCTAATTTTCTTAACCAACACACATCATACATAGCGTTATGAAATATCTTAATAGAATCTGATTTCATTTGATCTTGAAACCAATTAAGAACCATCTTACGATCCATGTTACCACCACCTTCATGTGCAATAGGATAGTATGCACACCAATCGTGCGTAGCTAATGATATACCAACCACATCACCTACACCTACAACAGAACCAGAACCCATTCTTTTATTAAGGTTTGGATCTTTTGTTTCTAAGTCTATAGCTATCTCATCATACTTACTTAGATCTGGAAAGTCTGTTGGTGGTATCCACTCTGTTTGTGGTTTAAATATATTAGTCTTCATGTTTACATTCTCCTGCTATTGCCATGTAGGCCGCAGCATCAACGTATGTATCCTCTGTTGGTGCACCAAATTTTGTTCTAGCTACTTTTAACAAAGCCATCATCACAGCAGCATCGTGTGCTGTAATCTCTTTATCTAAATATGCTGTCCATAGTTTTGCTATGTTGCAATGATTTTGTATTTTATCTCCGTATGTCTTTGCTCTAGGTCCAGCAATTAATTCTTTTGCTAGTTGTAATGCTTCTTCTGTTTTCATATTTTATATCCTTTGTATATATCTTTAGGTCTGATAATGTGTAAATGATTTTTAGTTCTAGTTGCACCAACATAGAACAATCTATTTTCATCATCAGGATTTTGTTCGTAGTTTCTTTGTGTGTTACGTGATAGATCTGTCAGGAGAACTACGTTATCCTGCTCACCACCTTTTACTCCGTGTATTGTAGACAAAATTATTCTAGGTTTAGAATTTAATTTCTCACCGTTCTCCCTCATACGTCTTATATACCTTATTTTTTTATCAGGCGCATCATCAAAAGCTTCAAACCAAACTTTATTAGTTTTTAAACCTCGTTTGCTTCGCAACTCATCCATGCTGTATGTAGCGTCTTTGTCTAAATATTTTAATTCTTCTTTCTGAAAATTTTTTGGTGACATATATGATGCTATTCTAATTACTTGTTGATAATTTATATCCACACCTTTACGCACATTTTCCCAATCTGTTATAGCTTCGTACAAGTCATGTTCTTTGTTTGTTTTAAATTTGTTCTCATAATGCAATCCTTGAGAGTACAACTGATCCTCT